GTAACCGTCGTGCTAAGACCAAATCGACGTGTCGCGCGATACGCGAGAGGGCCACGAAAACCCAAGTCGAATGTTGTAAGACCGAGAGGTCGAATTTTTCCTATGTTCCAGCTAAACCAGGTCATCGCCGCCCGAAAACGGTAAGACCCTTTCAAACCTTTTATAAAATCATCAAAACCCTTCGCCAGGGAGTCGAGGGACTCAGATTCGCGAAGCATCCCCATCCGTATCGTAGGAACGACACGGTAACGCTTCCCAAATCGAACGCAGAGCGTCGAATTGAGGGAACCGAAAACGGGAGAAACGCTAGTCTTAGACCGCTCGACCTCCAATGAGAGACTTTTTACAACATCCATCCAACGCGCACTGAAGTGCGGGCCGGAACGGAATAGTATATCGTCACCATTGATCAGACACGGGAAATCCGAACAATCAACCCCAACGCTATGGCCAGAATAGAGAAAAGCAACTCTGTTCTGGATGCAAAGCAAGGGGAAAGAAAGTAAGGAGCCCATCATCTGACCACGCGAGGGAGAAAAATCATCAATATCAAGTTCTAGGTTGTACAAAGTAGGACGGAGGATGGACATAGCGTAAGCCTTAAGAGAACCCGGCACAGAGACCGTGGTCCGTAGCAGCTCATCCAAAATGGCCTCGGCAACCTCAATCGAGAGGTTGTCGGTGGCTGACTTATAATCCCCCGAAGTCAATGTTTCGCCTTCAACAAAAGTAAAACCGGCCTCCCTGAGGCAATCGGAAGTAAAATCTCCCCGACAAAGCCAAGAAAACTGAGAGATGCGATCATAGATAGCCTTGTGCAAGGGTTTCAAATGAATCGCGTCAGCAGAAAACTTGCTGAGTGGACGGGGTTTACCAGCCGACTGAACGACCGTGAGATAAGAACGCGTTGAGAGGGGGCGAGTAGCACCATCGAGGCAAGTAGTGAGGAAATCGGACTGCCGGAAGAAAGTCTTCGGCCCCTTGTAAGAACAAGGGACGATATCGTCAGAAACAAAGCCATGGGTACCGCCGCCGCTACGAGTGTTCTCGTCGCACGCCGACACAGGGGGGTCAACTGTCCTAACAAAACGTTCGTACGAGGACGAATCCCATCCAATGGGAAACATCTCACGCACGACTCTACGAACAAAGGAAAGGTAGCCGCGAGGAAGAGAGGGTGGTGGTTGAGAAAAATGGTCAGCAACGGAATAGATCAAAGGAGCTTCCATACACCGGCATAATGCCGGCTGTAGCTTCTTGATCGAATTCCAGGCGAACGCAGCTACTTGGTCCTCGGTAGGACACGCAAGTAGGTACGCCTTGGCCTCTTTCGCCAATCCAGCACAGTCATCCGAGGTTGGCTCGAACTTCGGTGCCTTCAAGTCGTGAAGGTAAGACCAAGAGCTTGTTGCTTTCCCAAATGTCTCAATAAGACGGGAGCGATAGGCTCGACAAGAGCGTCGAGTAGCGTTACACTTCGAAGAAGTCATCGTAAATCCAAAAGGTAGATGATGATAGATCGAAAATGCTTAAGGTCCAAA